GTTTGCGCTAGTTACAGCAACCTTACCTAAGTAGTCAGCCGCATTACCTAGAGATGATGCAGTGTTAGTTAACTCTACATAACCATATCTAGTCATAAACGAAACTACTGGCTCGAAGGTTGACGGATCTAGTACAACGCCGCTGCTCATCAATGGAATGTATGGGCAGTAGAACGCTGCTGCGTCTGATTCGCTTGAACCTTTGTAACCAACAATAACGTCATCACTTGTAGCATAACCGTTTACATATACTTTCATAGCACTGTTAAGAGTACCAACAAACTTAGTGTTTGTAGGTGCTTCAAAAGTACCTTCTGTAGTACGTGCAAATGCTGAAGTAGTAGCAGATTGTAACAAAGTTAATACTGTTGGTGAAACAACAGCCCAGTTACCTGCGCCACGACGTGTACGTTGTGCAATCAAGTTAGAAACACGATTGATTTGAACTGCTAAAGCAGCGTGCTCATCACCAACGAAAGTAGCAGTACCGCTAACAGCAGCCTGATCGTAAGTTAATGCAGCAGTACCAGCCAAAGTAGATAAAGAAGCAAGAACTTCCTGATCAATTTCAGCGGTAATTTCTTGAGCCAAAGCAGCCATAATTTCTGCTTCAACATCAATACCTTGCTGTGCTTGAGCATCTTGTGCTGATTCAAAAGTCCAACGTGCTGATAATTTACGTGACTTCGCTTCAACTGTTTGCTTTAAGATTTGGATTGATAATCTGTTACCAGCCTCACCTTCTAAAGCAGCAGTGTTAGCAGCCTTATCATCAGCAGCACCTGAATAACCTTCAGCAATCTTGAATGGGCTTAGTGCCTCTTCGCCTGCTGTAGTATCAGTGCCTGAAGTACTGTTAAATGAGTCAGCATATCTTACACGTAAAGTGTGGATCTGTCCGACTGGACCAGTCATTGGTTGTACACCTACCAACTCGTTAGCAATAACTGTTGGCATAACACGTCTAATTACTGGAAGAATTACACGATTTAAAGTTGCAACGTTGCCTGCAGAAGTAGCACCAGCAGTAGCACTCTCTGACAAATACTTGCGAGTATTTTCTAGAGTAGTAGCCATAACTGAACGCTTGTTACCTTGAAGACCCTCTAAAAGAGCATCTTTGGTTTCTGACCAGCGACTTTCAAGTAGTTGTGACATTTTCTATTTCTCCTTAAATTTTAAGCCCCGCAAGTCTGCGGATGTCAAATATCTCAGCACCTTTTTCTTCTGTGCTGTTTGATTGTGCCTGTAGTTTATCGCCTGTGATTTCTTTGCCTTCTGTCAACGCCTGCTTCGCTGGTCTACCACCGTCCATAACAGCCGGTAAGTATTTGTCGAATGCAGCGTGTAGTTTGTCGGTCTTAACAGATTCTAACAAATCGCTCATTACTTCGCGTTTGTCGCCATTTAAAGGACCAAGTAGTTCTGACATAACGTCTTTACGTTGTGCTGACTCTTTGATTACTTCAATCTCTGCTTGTTTTGACTCGACTAAGTCTTTTGTTTCAGCAACAATTTTTGCTGCCTCTTCAAGTTCTTGTTCTTTCTGCTTAACAACTTTCATTAGTTTAGCAGTTTCACTCTTCTCGTTAAGGTGGCTTGTTGCATATTCACTTGCAAAACTTTCAAAAATTCTGCGTCCAAAGTCGTTCTTACGTGCTTCTTCAATGTCTTCTTTCAACTGAGTCATTTCAGAACGTAAGCCTTTGCCTACAGTTTCTGTAACTAACTTAGTAGAATTTTCAATGAACTCTTTCTTAATTGCTTCAAATTTTGCCTTGCTTTCGCGAACCAATTTAACCTTAGTTTCTGCAAGATCTTTCTTATCAGCGTGGAATTCTGCAATCTCTTTTGCAAGAGCGTCTACAATGAAAGATTCCAATTTAGCGACATTACTTGCTACACTTTTACGATCTTCGTGAAGTTCACCTAATTCTTTCTTAAGATTCTGCATTACAAATGACTCAAGAGCCACTGCATCGTCTTTCATCTTAAGAGCGTATTTGGTTTTCATATCAATAAGACCTTGACGATCTTCTGCAAACTCAGTTAGTTCCGCTTCAATACGGTCTGCTAACATTGACTCTACAGCCTCTACCATTACAGTCTTATCGTGCTCATACTTCTGAGCATACTCTTCACGAAGCGCAGTAGTAACTTCTTCTTTTGCTTCGTTAATTTTTGTTTCCCAAGCGGATTCAATTTCCGATAGGGTATCTTCGGAAATCACATTGTTTTCAAACAATTGTTTAACTAAGTCTAGCATATGTGATTCTCCTTCGTTATTTGAGTCCAGAAATAATTTTCTTAAGACTCTCCGCTATATACTTTTGTGCCTGTATGTCGCCTTTCACTTCTTGCGCTAATTTATATGCCTGATACCCACCTTTATTATTCATTAGGTGTTCATAAACTGGTGTAGGATAAGCACCCGGAGCACTTGGTTGAGCAACAACGTCAACTGTAATAATTTCAAAACCTTGAACATTACCGCCTTCGTCTACTTCACCACTGCCTCGTGAACTTACGCCTAATTTGACTCCGCTTTTTAGCATTGTTTCTACTAATTGGCCCATTGGAGTCGGTAAGAGTTTTAGTTTTCCGTAACCGTTTGGACCGTCCATCCACATTTTTGTAATCATATGACTGACACGGTCCAAGTTGATACGTAAATCTTCAGGGTGGTCAACTTCACCTAACACAGAGTATCCGCCAGAGATCTGTTCGTTGAGTGTCTTGACAGCCCTATCAATTTCAGTAGAAGAATAAACACGCTGGTTTGCGTTACGGATGTCGCCTTGAATGCAAATACCATTCAAGTACATTGACTTACCGTTTTTGTCTTCCCCTTCCTCAAGAGTGATCTTAGCCTGGTCAAAACTCAGATGTTCTGTTAGAGTAGTATGCACCTTTATTGCTCCTCTAATTATCTACGGCCACGGAAAAGTGAGTCAGTGTTATCAGCACCGCTTTCGCTGTCTGATGCACCACTTTCGTTACTCATTTTAGTTGCGCCTTTAGCGCCTGGAACGTTAACGTTACCTGCATTATCTTCTTTAGGCTTATCTGCTGAACCGCCTTTCTCGTCAGCGCCTTGTGCGATATTACTTGCAGTACCGCCCATATCGTTCTTACCAGCAACGATTGATTGCTTTTGATCTGCTGCGTCAGTGTTTGATGGAGCACCAACTTTTTCAACGTACTCACGTACAGTTGCTAATTCAGCATCAAATTCGTCTTCCATTTCAATTGCTTCTTCTTCTGCTTCTTCGTCGCCCATCTCTTCAGCGTCGTCACCTTCTTCGCCTTTAAGTTCGTCGAATTTAGCCTGTAATTCATCAACAATTGCGTCTAAATCTTGGAATAATTCTTCTTCGTCTTTCTCGCCTTCTTCATCACCTTCGTCGCCAATTTCTGCTTCTAGGTCATCAGTAGCGTCGCCGCCCATATCTGCATCCATTTCGTCGTCTGCTTCAATAGCGATATCTTCAAAACCTTCTTCGACTTCTTCGTCGCTTGACTCTTCAACTTCTTCGTCAGTTGATTCATCAACTTTTTCGTCGTCGCTTGACTCTTCAACTTCTTCGTCAGTTGCTTCGTCTACTGCTTCTTCTTTTTCTTCAGTTGCTTCATCTACTTCTTCTTCCATTTCTTCTTCAATTAAAGATTCATAGATTTCACGTGATTTTGCAACAACGTAATCGTGGAATAACTCTTCCGCTTTTTCTTGATTTTCGTTCACCAAATGCTCAAGCATCTGTGATAATAATTCTTTGTCTGCCATTTGTAATTCTCC